GAGGCGGCGGACACGAACTAGACAACCTTGTACCTTCATGCGCCAAATGCAACAACACACGCGCACACTTATACTCAAGCGCAAAAGCAAACATCAGAAACATTGCACGGGAGGAAGCATTACGCGACAACGGAATCGAAATCAAAAAATCAAAACCCGTTTTTTATACGCAAACAGAATTGCCCCCGACCCAACTCAGGATTATCTCAGATGACCCTGACCAGCCTGAACTGGCGGTAACTGGCCGTGATCAGCCAAGACTAGAGACGACGTGGCCTGAGGCGGCTGGTTCGTTTGGGGCTGAGGTGGGGGGCTGGGCTTTACAGCATTTGGGCATTGAACTTATGGCGTGGCAACAGCGTGTGCTTGACGGTCAGTTGTTGTTTGATGACCAGTCTGATTTTTTGCACCGTATGTCTATGGTTTCGACTGCTCGTCAAAACGGTAAAACGGTTGCGTTGACTGCGCTTGTTGGTTGGTGGCTTACAGAAATGCCTAAACATCGTGGCGTACCGCAAACGGTGTTGTCAACTGCTCACCGGCTTGATTTGGCGGTCATGTTGTACGACAAATTGGCTGACATTCTTGAGTTACGGTTTGGTGCAAAACTTATGCGGTCTTATGGTCGCAATCAGGTGACTATGCCTGACGGGTCTAAGTGGTTTATTCGCGCTGCTAACTCGAGCGTCGGTCACGGTATGTCATGCGACCTGATTGTTGCTGACGAAATTTGGGATATTGGGTCAACGGTTATTGACGGCGGTTTGTTACCAGCGCAACGTGCGCGTCGATCACCATTGCTGAGTGCGTGGTCGACTGCTGGTACTGAGGCCAGTACCGCTATGCAGCGTTGGCGTGAGCAGGGGTTGCGGTCGATAGATCGCGGTGAGCCGTCATCACTTTATTTTGCTGAGTGGTCACCGCCACCCGATTTGTCGCCAATGACACCGCAAGCGTGGGCGTATGCAAACCCGGCGCTGGGCAAAACTTTAACGCTAAAAACTATTGAAGCCGAAAGCGAGAACCCTGACCGTGCGTCGTTTTTGCGTGCGTCGTGCAACCTTTGGGTAGCCAGCGACAAATCATGGATTGCACCTGGGTTGTGGCCTGAGTTGGAATACACCGACGCTATGCCCGACGGTGGCACAGTCGCCATAGAAACCAGCCTGACCGACGACCGATATTTTGCCACACGCGCAATCGTGTTAGACGACCGACGCACCGTCGTGACTGTCGAGTTTGTTTGCGACACGTATGACGAAATGTTGCAACACGTCGAGCGCCTAGCAAAAAACACGGCAGTCAAATTTGCTATTAGCCCGTCAATTGACATTCATTGGCCGCTAGCGCTCGAGCGTCGCAGGGCAGTTGTCGGCTACGGCGAAATACTTAAATTCACGCCACGCATTAAAAGCATGATTCACGAAAAATTGTTGTGGCATACAGGCGAGCAAATGTTGGCTGAACACGTGCAACGCGCCGTCGCCGTACGGTCACAAAACAGCATTGCGTTGTCGTCGCAACGCTCACCTGGCCCGATCGAGTTGGCGCGATGTTTGGTTTGGTCAGCGGCGCTAGCCAGTCGACCTACCGCAACAGGTAAACCGATGATTGTTGTTGCAGGTGGCTAGTATCTTGACGGGCGGCCGTTGAGTTCTTACTTTCTCGGTTGACGCTTGGCGGTCGCCTATACACAACGGTCATTTAGTTTGGTGGCATACTTAGCGCATGGGCATTTTTAACCGCACCGTCAACAAAGCAGCAATATCACCGCAACCAACAAAAGCGGCTGCCGCTGGCGGTCTGTATATGAGCCCGAACACAAACAACACGGGCGCTGCACTCATCGGCACTTACTATTCGTATGTCGAAGGTACGGCACGCAATCGTGCAATGAGCGTGCCAACAATTAGTCGCGCACGCGATCTTATGGCGAGCGTCATCGGTTGCATGAATTTGAAAATGTATACAGAAATTTGGAACGGCAACGAAATGGAAAAAGTACCGTTGGCGCCACGCACATGGTTGCGACGTATCGACCCGACCGTGCCAAACAATTTTATTTTGTCGTGGACATTTGATGATTTATTTTTTTATGGTCGCGCATTTTGGTATATAACAAGTCGCACCGCCGACGGCTACCCGGCTTCATACACTCGACTACCAGCCGCAATGGTGCAAACACTTGATCAGGCTGGCCCGGTGTGGTTTGCGCCGTCAAAACAAATCACGTTTCAAGGCGGTGAACTAGACCCGACAAACGTCGTACAATTTTTGTCACCGATACAAGGCATTGTTTATATGTCTGAACAAGCGGTCGCGACAGCGTTGAAACTTGAAGCGGCACGCTACCGCAACTCGAGCAGCGCAATACCGGCTGGTATTTTGCGACAGACTGGCGGCGAACCGTTGAGCGCTCAAGAATTAGCCGATCTTGCGGCCGCATTTAACGCGGCACGCGAAACCAATCAGACAGCCGCATTAAACGAATACGTGTCGTACACCGAAACACAAACAAGCCCTGACAAAATGTTGCTGATTGATAGCGCCGAATTTCAAGCAATGGAAATGGCACGGCTATGCAACATACCGCCATACTTGGCTGGCATATCAGTTGGGTCATATTCGTATCAATCCAGCGCCGAAAGCCGCATGGACTTGTGGTCGTTTGGTGTACGCGCTTACGCAGATTGCATAACTGGCACATTAAGCCAAAACAGTATTTTGCCTAACGGCACATACGTTGAATTTGATGTCGAGGATTATTTGACGGGCGAATACTCAATGGGCGACCAGCGAGAAACACCAACAGAAAATGAAAACGGAGTAGTATCACCAACATGATCAAATTGACCCCTTCACAGATCACGGTTGACGCAGCGGCGGCAGAGGGTTTGCCGTCGCGCTCAATCTCAGGCGTAGCCGTCACCTATGACGAAACAGCAACAGTTTTAGACGGCACAAAAGTACGGTTTTTGCAAGGGTCGTTGCCAGTCACGGGGCGCGACCCGAAACTTTATATGCAACACGACAGCAACCAAATCGTTGGCAAAGTTGTCGAGCGCGTAGACACCCCACAAGGCATGATGTTTACCGCCAAAATCAGCGCAACACGCTTGGGCGACGAGGCGTTGACGTTGGCAAATGACGGCGTAATTGACGCAGTATCGGTCGGTGTAACACCAACAAAATTTCGTTTTGACGACGACGGCACAATGATTGTCGAGGCCGCCAACTGGTCAGAATTGTCGCTCGTCAGCGAGGGCGCGTTTAGCGGCGCGGTCATCACCGACGTTGCGGCCAGCGCACCCGACACGGCAACCGTTGAGGGTATCCACCAAACCGAGCCGACAATAGAGTTAATATCAGATCAAGAAACAACAGGAGACAAAACCATGAGCGAAGCAACAGAAACACCAGTAGTTGAAGCAGCGACCGCAACCGTAGAAAAATTGTGGGCGCAACCTAAAAAAGAATTTAAATTGCCGTCAGCCGGCGAATTCATGGCCGCATACCACATTGGTGGCGACACTTTCAAAAACATGAACGCAGCCGTGCAAGAGTTTGCAAAAACTCAGCGCACCGCATTGCAAGCAGCCGCTGGTGACGTAATCACAACCGACACACCGGGTTTGTTGCCAGTACCAGTTCTTGGGCCACTTGTGCAAGATATCAATTTCTTGCGACCAGCAGTTCAAGCAGTTGGCGCACGCGCATACCCTGACGGTGGACAGTCAAAAACATTTATTCGACCAACAATCACAACACATACAAGTGTCGCGTCGCAAACCGAATTGGCCGCAGCGTCAGCAACCACAATGGTCATCGCCTCAAACAGCGTCACAAAAACAACGCTTGCAGGTCAGGTCACATTGTCGGTGCAAGACATTGACTTCACGTCACCGCCAGCAATGCAACAAATTTTGAACGACCTGATGGGCGAATATATGCTCGCGTCAGACAATCTTTGTGCAGACAACTTGTTGGCTGCAGCAACATCGTCAGGTGTTTGGGACGGCACGCTTGCCGACTTGTTGACCAGCGTTTACGACGCTGCAAGCGACATTTCAACAAACCGCAACTGGATGCCAACACACATGTTTGTATCGGTTGATGTTTGGGCTCAACTTGGCAAACTTGCAGACACCACAGGCCGACCAGTATTTCCGTTTATTGCAAACGGTTTGTCAGGTCAAAACGCGCTTGGTTCACAAAACGCAGTTTCATGGAACGGCAACCCACTTGGTCTTGAACTTGTAGTTGACAGCAACTTTGCTGCAAAAACAATGGTCATCACTCGAGTTGGTCAAGGCACAGGCGACGCATACGAGTTCTACGAGCAAATTCGTGGCTTGATGAGCGTCGAAGTACCAGCGACACTTGGCCGCACAATGTCATTTCACGGTTACGTGTCGACATTTGCTGCAATCTCTGGAATGATCCGCAAGATCACACAGGCTTAAGCAAGGGCGGGGCAACCGCTCATGGCAACATACGCGACAGCCAGCAAACAACTATTAAGCAACTACGCGTGCATATCCACGCTCGAGCCGACCGATATACAGGTTGGCGACAGCGTGGTTGTTGGCTCGCTTGGCGCACCGTTTAACGGCACGTTTACCGTTTTAAATTGCCCACAATATTTATACACGGGCGTAGACGGCACAACTGGCGAATGGACATTTGACAGCAACACTCGAATACCAAACCAAATATTGTTTGCTTGCACAGGTAGCGATGTTGATTTTGCGGCGATCTACACCGGCACGGTTGCGTTCACGCCAACTTGCACTTGGATAACGGCCGCAAACCTAGTCACGTATTTGGGTGTGTCAATCACCAACCCGTCAGATGACTACACGCTTATAACGCAGTCGGTTAGCGCGGCCAATCAGTTTTGCAGTCGCCGTCGAGCAGAAGCAGGCTACAACGACAGTCTTAGCACAAGCCCGTCAGGTGACGTAACGCTAGGCACGCTTATGTACGGTGCAGCGCTTTGGCGTAGTCGAGGCAGTCTTGAAAACGTATTTGCGTCGTTTGACAACATGGGTACAGCACCACAACAATCATTGACACCGATCGTCAAACAATTGCTAGGTATTGACCGACCAGCGGTGGCCTAAATGCCAGCACCATACACCGACGTATTAAACGTCGCCATAGACGACATCACAGCAACGCTCACAGCCGTCACAGGTTTACGCGTCGTCAACGACCCGACAAAACTTGTACCAAATTGTGTGTTTTTGTTAGCGCCACGTTTTACGACAACGGCAGGCAACGGCAACGTTATTCGAGTTGATTTTCCCGTTAAAGTTGTTGGCAGCGGCCCGGCAGGTTTGCCCGTGTTGCGCGAAATTTTGCAGATATCCGCAACCGTGTTGGGGTCGTCAATTATCGTTACATCAGGACAACCAAGCACACTTGAAATCGGCGGCCAGGAATTCCCTTGCTACGATTTGACTTGTGCATTAGCAGGGATAACAGCATGACCAAATATTTAGTTAACAGCAATCGACTAGACGGCCTTAAACGGGGCGACATCATTGACGGCAAAGACTTGGGCGACGCAAACATTGCACACCTAGTCGAGAGCGGTCACCTATCCCCACAAGACGATAAAAAACATGGTAAAACTAAAGAGATAACAGAGGAGTAGAACATGGCAGCAACAACAACGGTTTACTTGAGCAACCCGGCACTTACGATCAACGCCGTCAATTTGACCGATCAATGCACGAGCGCAACTTTGACATTTGGTTACGACCAACTTGAGACAACGGCGTTTGGTGACACCGCACGATATTTCGGTGGCTCGGCAGTCACGTCGCTGCAAAACAACTCGTTTGAGATCGAGTTGTATCAGTCGTATGCAGCCAGCGAAACAGAGGCAACGATATACAGTTTGGTTGGTGTGCAAACAACGATTGTTATTTCGCCGACCGCTGCAGGTTTGGCTACGCCGAGTGCGACCGCACCAAAGTACACTCTGGCCGGGTGTTTTCTGGCCTCGCATAGCCCGATCAACGCCTCGCTTGGAGAGCTCTCCGTTATAACGCTAGTTTTCAATGGTGGGGTGCTTACTAAAGCAACATCATAATTTTATGGCGTTTGCCGTAACAAAATAAACGAGCCATAACTGGCCGAGAACAGGACAGGCATGAAACTAAAACTAAAAGTTGACCTGAACAACGGGTCAGCGCCAGTCGAAATGACAACCAACATGTTTGTTATTTGCGAATGGGAACGCACAGAAAACCGCAAAATATCAGACGGCAAAGGTATCGGATACACCGATCTTGTTTGCTGGGCGTTTCACTTGTTGAAACTCAACGGTGAAACATTGCCACCAAATTATCGTGACTGGGTTAAACAAAACCCGAACATGACCATTGAGGCGATAGACGAGACAAACCCAAACCCTACGGCGTAGGCAGTTACCGACGGCAGTTAGCAGAATTGTTGGCTGCAACAGGGTACTGGCCTACGAATATCGAGTTTGACACGCGTGACCTATTGACGGTGATTACAGTATTAAACAAAGCAAACAAAAGGTGACGTATGGCAGTTGACGCAACAATAGAAGTCGCAGGCATTAAAGACGCTTTACGTGTGTTAAACAACATTGAACCGGGCGCTCGACGTGAACTAACACGAAATTACAAAAAAATTATGGAAGGTGTACGACAGGATGTAAAAGACAGTATTCCGTTTGGGCCGCCGTTGAGTGGCATGGCTTACAACTGGACAACCAAAAGCGGTACACAAATATTTCCGTGGGCTGATCACAACAACAATGTGCGCGTTGGTGTATCGGGTAAAAAAGTGCGCGAGTTTTCAGGATTTTTAACTAACTTGGCTACGTTTTATTTGCGTTACGACGGCCCGTCAGCAGTAGTAATCGACATGGCTGGTAAAGGTAAAGTGCCAACAAAACAAGGTGCAATCATGGTTGCTAATTTGTCGCGCAAATTTAGATCGCCTTCGCGGTTTTTGTGGCCAGCGTGGGAACGTAACAAGCCGCAAGTTATTGACGAAATAAAATTATTGGTTGACGATTTAATGCGTCGCACTAGTCGAGAGTTAATGTAATGGCAGTTGTAATACCTATTGTCAGCGAATTTGACGGTAAAGGCATTAGTAAAGCGCTGAAACAATTTCAGCAATTAGAAACCGTCGGCGAAAAAGCACAATTTGCAATTAAGAAAGCGGCAGTACCGGCAGCAGCCGCGCTAACGGCGGTTGCAGGCGCAATGGGTTTGGCGGCTAAAGCGGCAGCCGAAGACGAACAACAACAAGCAATTTTGGCTAACACTATGCAAAACGTTGTGGGTGCTACCGACGCAACGGTTGCAGCAACCGAAAACATGATCTCGGCTATGTCGAGGGCGACTGGTACTGCTGACAGCGAATTGCGACCAGCGTTTGCGGCGTTGCTTGTTGGCACTAAAAACGTTGGTGAAGCAACCGACGCATTGTCATTGGCTCAAGATATTGCAACATCGACTGGCACAGATTTGGCGACGGTTAGCGACGCGTTGGCTAAAGCGTATGCAGGCAACATGAAAGGCCTACAAGCGTTGTCGCCTGAAATGAAAGGCCTAATCAAAGAAGGTGCGTCACTCGACACGGTGATGATGACGTTAAACGACAATTTTGGTGGTGCGGCCGCACGATCAGCGGAAACAGCGGCAGGCAAATTTAAAATATTAAAAAACAGTTTGGCTGAAACACAAGAAAGTATCGGTGCGGCGTTGTTGCCCGTGTTGCAAAAAGTGTTGCCATATTTGCAAGCAATGGCTGACTGGGCTCAACGCAACCCGACCGCGTTTTTGGTTATTGCTGGCACAATATCGGCGGTTGCCGCCGCAATTATGGCAGTCAATATTGCTATGGCGTTAAACCCGTTTGGTTTAATTGCCGTAGGTATCGCAGCGGTTGTAACAGGCATAGCGATTGCTTACACAAAATTTGAGAGTTTTAGAAATATTGTCAACGTTGTTTTGAACGGTTTGATTGCTGGGTTTGAAATGTTTGCTAATTCGTTTATTGGTGCGATCAACATAATTATTGACGGCATTAATTTGATTAACCCGTTTACGGATATTGGCAAAATTGGTAAAATTAGTTTGGGTCGAATTGGTGGTGGTGCTGCCGGTGCTGAGGCGGTCACGTCTGATATTCGTACCGCTGACCGTATGGCGCGTGAGGCTGGCGCAGGTGTGCCAGTTACACCGTCGGTTATAACGAGCGGTGGTGGCGGTGGCGGTGGCGGTGGGTCGAGTGGCGCACAAACAAGTATTGGTGGTACGGCAGGCGGCGCACAGATCGGTGCGCTAACGACGTTTGGTATGGCTGAACGTATTGCGGCACGCGAACCGCAACCAGTAACTATTAACGTGACGGGTGGTATATCGACTAGCGCCGAGATCGGTCAAAGCGTGTTGAACAGTTTGCTGGCATATCAGCGCACTAACGGCCCACTTGATTTGATGATTGCACAATAATGCCTGGCGTTGCAGTTGTTGGTAGTGGTAACTACGACTTAGAAATTGACACAGGTTTCAAACAAGACGCATTTTTGCTTAACGACACGACCGCTGGCGTACTAAACAACAGCACATACGTGCTTAACGGCACAACAAATTATGCGAGCGTGCTTGACGGCATTAACCAAGTAAACGTGCGGCGCGGTCGCAAAGATCAAGGCGACCAATTTAGTGCCGGCACAATGACGTTTACCATGCTTGACACGTCAGGCATTTTTAACCCATTTGACGAAAACTCGCCATACTATGACCCGACTACAGCAAAACCGGGTTTAGCGCCTATGCGCCGCGTGCGGTTATCTCGATACAACAACAGCAACGTCAAACAATATTTATTTGTCGGCTACATCGTCAATTACGACTACAACTTTAGTTTGGGTGGTTTGGACACCGTTACCGTTTACTGTGCCGACGATTTCTATTTGTTGGCGCAAACATATTTGGCTGAATACAACGTCAACCAAGAATTGTCGAGCGCGCGTTTGTCGGCAATACTTGACCGACCTGAGGTTGATTTTCCTGCAGCGTCACGAGCGATATCGACTGGCACTCAGACGCTTGGCGGTGACGCGGCATTTACTATCCCGAACGGCACAAACGTGCTTGGATATTGCTCACAGATTAACGAGGCTGAGCAGGGCAGGTTGTTTATGTCGCGTGACGGCAACCTGACATTTCAACCACGTGTAGGCACAACACTTGCAGCGTCTGTAGCCGATTTTCACGACGACGGCACAAACATAAAATACAACGGGGTAGGCATAACATTTGAAGCCGATCAAGTAACTAACCGTGCGGTCGTACAACATTTAGGTAGCAACAACCCACAGGTCGCTGAGAATACAGGCAGCCAAGCGTTGTATTTTATTCAAACCTATTCGATCACCGACAGCCTGTTGCACAACGACGCGGCCGCACTCGAGTTAGCAACCTATTTGTTAGACCCATTGCCCGAACCGCGATACACGTCGTTAAACACCCAGTTAAATATGCTCACTACAACCCAGCGCGACACGATAGCCATTATTGATATTGGGCAAACAATCACTATTGAAAAAACGTTTGCCAGCGGCGCTGGCACGTCACAACTAGCCCAAGAATTAAGCGTCGAAGGCATAGAAATGACAATAAACGTAAACACGGGCCATGCGATCACATATTTTACCGCACCAACAATCGTTGTTTACGAGTTAATACTTAACGACCCGACTTACGGTATCATCTCAGCAGACAACGCATTAGGGTAAAGTAGGCAAATATGACGACACCATTTCCATTTGTTGCAGGTGCAATTTTGACCGCACAGCAACTTAATGACATACAAAATTTGCCGATATCAGACAAAACCGCGTCTTACGTTTTGGTTGCTGGCGACGAAACAAAACGCACAATAATGAACAGCGCCAGCGCAACAACGATTACAGTTAACAACTCAATTTTTACAGTTGGCGACGTAATACAAGTAGCAAATAAAGGCGCTGGTACTTGCACGATCACCGCAGGTGTAGGCGTAACTATAAACACATCGGGGTCACTTGCTTTGGCGCAATACGGGGGCGGCTATTTACTTGCATTGTCGGCGTCAACTTTTACTTTTTTTAACTTAGGTGGAAGTTCGCCTATTACAGTTGATTTTTTAATTGTTGGCGGCGGTGGTGGCGGTGGCGACAATAACGGTTCTAGTTTTTATGCGGCAGGCGGTGGCGGTGCTGGCGGTATGCGTTGCACAGTTACCGCGTCAGGTGGCACACCCGGCACAGCGGAAAATCCAATTTCACTTGCAAAAAATACTAACTATCCAGTTTCGGTTGGTGGTGGTGGTGCGGCTGGAACGGCTGACGGGCCGGGCGGCGTAGGTACTTTAAGCAGGTTTGCTATTGCGACTGCTACTGGTGGTGCTGGCGGTTTTGGTATGACTACCGCAGGTTTGAACGCTGGTGGTTCAGGTGGTGGTGGCGCTGATCGTAGTGGTGGTTTAGGTAGTGGTGGCACAGAATTACAGGGTTTTGCAGGCGGCGCGGCTGCTACTGGTGCTAGTCGAACTGGTGGCGGTGGTGGTGGCGCGTCAGCCGTTGGCGGCGATGGTGTAAACGGTGGTGCTGGTGGTGCTGGTGGTGCTGGTCGTGCAACTTCTATTACTGGTTCAAGTGTTACTTATGCAGGCGGCGGCGGCGGCTCAGGTTACACGGCAGGCGCAGGCGGTACGGGCGGCGGCGGTGCAGGCGGCGCACCAACTACGGGCGTGGCTGGCACGGTAAACACAGGTGGCGGCGGTGGCGGCGGCGCAACAGCGGCAGCGGGTGGTAGCGGTGTAGTTATTTTGCGTTACGCAGACACGCTAACAATCACCATCGGCGCAGGTTTAACAGGTACAGAAAGCGCGGCTAGTGGTGGCTACAAACGAGCAACAATTACCGCAGGTTCAGGAAATGTGAGTTGGGCATAATGGCACATTACGCAATTATTAACGAACAAAACATAGTGATTGCAATCAATACGGGCGTTGACGAAACAGTCACGCAAATTGACGCAGACGGTACAGAGGTCGGCGGTTCTAGTGAAGCGTGGGAAGCGTTTTACACAGCACAATTAGCAAACCCAAATTTGTTTGTTTTGCGTTGCAGTTATAACGGCAACATTCGAGGCATATATCCAGGTATCGGATACACCTATGACGCACAACTAGATGAATTTGTACCGCCGCCACCACCAACAATCGAGCCTGACGACGAGCAATAATGTGCGCTACTGGTTACTCACGATCGTATTGTGCGCTGGTTGCGCTACAAGTAAAACAAACACAGTTGGCGGCGTTAAAGTCCGCAATCTATCTATAAGCGAGGTTTGCCAATATGGGTCGCCTGACCGGTGCGAAATTAGAAAATAACCAAATACACGCTCGACTAATCGTCACGGTCGGAATACTTATGGCCGTCACATTTGTGTTAATGGTTGTCGGTTTGTTATTTGGTTTGTTGTTTGTGTCAATGCCCGAAGAACTATCACCGCTTGACAGCAAAATAGTTGACTTGCTCAGCACGATCAGCGTGTTTTTAACAGGCGCACTATCGGGTCTCGTGTCGGCTAACGGCATAAAAAACACCGACAAAAACAAAGACGGCATACCCGACGCACTCGAATGACAAAACCATACGTCATCACCGCACAACCAGTCGTTAAAGCACCGTTGGCTGGCATGGCTAAATGGGTTGAACTTGCAGTCAAACACAGCGACGGCAGTTTGTGGAATAACGGCATATGGGTTGTGCGCGACGTACGACATAAACCCGGTGTCATCAGCAACCACGCTCGAGGTCTAGCAACCGATCTGTCGTACAGGTGGCTTGCACAAAAACAATTTGGTCGCAGAGACGGCCGCAAACAATCATTGGCATACATTGTCAAATTGCTTGAACACGCCGACACACTCGGCATACAACTCGTGATCGACTACGCGTTAAAGCGGTCATGGAAATGCGATCGTGGCACATGGCAACCACTACCGAGCGTCGACGAAGGCGACTGGTATCACATAGAGGTCGAGCCACGTTTAGCGCACGACCCCGAGGCCACAAAACAGGCATTTCAAGCCGTATTCGGGGTATCACCGAAAGCAGCGCCACAATCTGTTTAGGCTGGTTACCTACCCGAGAAAGTAGGTCACTATGACACTCATCAGCAAACTTGCCGTATCGCTATTTATTAGCGTCACGTCAATATTCGTACTGGCTAAACCGCCAACACCGACACCGGCAGAAACACGCTTAGCGCCAATAACCGTTTGGCAGGGTTTAGAACCAGCGTCGCCCATACCGCCAACAACGGTCATTACTACGCTTATAACGCAACCTGACGCGTGTCAGACGGTGTTTGACATGGCTCGACACGTCGGCTGGCCTGAACACGAGCTGACGCAACTGGTCGCGATCGCTTACCGTGAGAGCCGTTGCCAGCCTGGCGCGTTTAACCCAACCGACCCAAACGGCGGCAGCGCTGGGGTTATGCAGATCAACTATTTTTGGTGCAAACCGTCGCGCTACTACGCCAACGGATATTTGCAAGCTTACGGCTTGATACGTGGTTGCGACGACCTATTTGATTTAGAGGACAATCTACGATCAGCGTTGGCTATCTACCGGTACTCGAATGGTTGGCGCGCATGGTCACTATAAAACACTTTATCGTCGCAAGTATCTTGACCGCGTACACGTATGCGCTACTCTATTTCACCAACCAACGAAAGGCTAAAGATGACCGAGAACATCGACCCAAGAACTGACCCACAGTTCAAAGCACTAATGCAAGTGATGAACGACATCA